GGAAGAATTAATAGAAGAAGAAGATAATGTCAGTTAAACCAATAACAAATAAACAAGTCGTAGCTTCATCTAATATTAATAGAGGAAAACAAATCTCTACAAAAGATACCAATGCTGATGGTAATAGTAGAAAAAGTTTTATACCTGGTATTAATTATAGTAACAATTATGCTATAACTTTAAAAGATATTGACACTGCAGTAATGACTCATATAAAAAATGTAATTAAACCAAAAGTCAGAGAAGCTAATGAAACTATTGATGTTGGTGTAATGTATGGTAATGAAGAAAGATGGGCTTCTGTTAGAAAACGAGGAGTTATGAGAGACAAAAATGGTTCACTTATACTTCCATTAATAATGTTAAAAAGAACAGGTGTGGAAAAAAGTACATCAGTAGCTTCTTCGTTTGAACATGATGTTAAAAGAGAACATGATGTAGTTAGACATTCCAAATGGTCTAAAACAAATAGATATGACAGATTTGCAGTTCAAACTGGTAAAAAACCAGTAATAGAAAATTTATTAACAACGATGCCTAATTTTGTAAACATATCATATGATTTTGTTTTATGGACAAATTATATAGAACAAATGAATCCTTTAATTGAGACATTTGCAGACCAGAATAATACATATTGGGGTGCTTCTGAAAATTATAAATTCTTATGTCAATTGGATTCTATATCAGACGCTTCAGAAATGAATCAAGATGGTGAAAGATTTATTAAATCAACATTTAGTGTCACAACAAAAGCTTATTTATTACCAGAATATACAAATTCTGTAGTTACAAATGAAATATCAAATTTAAGAAAAACTCTATCACCATCAAAAGTTACTTTTGGATTTGAAGGTGACGCATCAGATATGCAGGTAGGAGAATAAATGAGTTGTAACGAAAATCAAAATACAATAATAGTACATGATGGTAATTATGTCGAATGTAGAGATCCTGAATCTATATGGCAAGGTTATCACTTTGGTAGTATGAGTAGTTGTGTGAGTGCTAATCAATGGAGTACAGATATATTAAACGGGTGTCCAGATTCAGGATGGAATTATTTATGTGGTTCTGAACAAGGAGAACATTGGGATTGTTTACGATGTGGAGACCCAATGGGAACTATGGAATATTCAGGTGAAGGTCCTTGGCCATCGAGTCCATATTATGATTTTTACTGTGAAGATATAGTTGAACCACCTCCTCCACCTAAAGGGCCTTTTGTAAAAGTTCCAAGAGATTATTATTTAAATCCTGGAGATAATCAAATTAGATCTAGAGATCATTTACTAAAACCTGGTGTTTCAAGGCCTAATAATCAAGTTAGAAGAACAAACAATCGTAAAATAGGTAATTTTGGAATGAGAAGAGGCGGAAGAATTAGAAGAAGATAAAAAAAACAACTTTTTAATTAATTTTATATATATTTATATATACTAAATAATAACAATGGAGGTTATAAATGGCTGAAGAATCAAAATTAGCAGAAAAACTAAAAGACTCAACAAAATTTTCAGAAGAAGAAATGAAAACAGTAAAAGAAATACAACAGAGGTATGTTGATGTACAACATAAACTTGGACAACTTTCTGTAGCTGAAATAAGATTGAATCAACAATTGGATGCATTAAACATAACTAGAACAGAACTTAATGACACTTTTATAAAAACACAAAAAGAAGAAACTGATTTTATAAAATCAATTACTGAAAAGTATGGTGATGGTGTTTTGAATCCTGAAACTGGTGAATACAATAAAAAATAAGTTCGCTGTTTGAGCACTTATATATCTATTTATATATGAATTAGACTAATTGTGCACAGATTAGTCTATGTAGTCATACACAAAAATTTAATCGATTAATTAGGAGAAATCACATGGCAGAAAAAGTAGTTAGTCCAGGCGTATTTACCAATGAACTGGATCAATCTTTTTTACCTGCAGCTGTCGGAGAGATAGGTGCAGCAATTATAGGTCCCACGGTAAAAGGACCAGCTATGGTGCCAACAGTAGTTTCCTCATTTTCTGAATTTGAACAGAGATTTGGATCTACCGTAAAGAGTGGTAGTAATTACTACTCTTACTTGACATCAGTAGCAGCACAAAATTATTTAAGACATGGAAGTAAATTAACAGTTGTAAGAGTTCTTGATGGAACATTTTCAGAGGCAACAGCTTCTGTAGGAATAGCTAATTCTAGTGTTAATATAGGTTCAGCTTCTTTCATAATGGGTGGAACACCACAACAATTTGAAAATGAAGAAGTTTATATCAATGGTGTAAACTTTACATTTGTTGGAGCCGGAGCAAAATTAGACTTATTAGATAATTCAGCTACTCAAGTATTTGTAGCAACAGGTTCAACTACCCTTAATACTGCAGTTAATTTAAGAAACGCTATTGAAAGTAACGCATCATTGACTGGATTAACACTTTCAGCATCAGTACATGCTGGAGCAACTGCAGCAAACGATGCTACGATGAGTATTTTTTCAACAAGTGAATCAATAAATAACTTTTCAGTATCTAAATCAATGGCTACTGGAGCTGTAGGTTATTGGGGTACTGGAAGACCAGGAATAGATAATGAAGCTACAAGTATAACATCTATGGGTGGTGCTGGTACGGCAAGAGGAGACGGAAATCCTTCTGATGTATCTTTCAAACTACATACTTTGGGTGAAGGTTTAGTTATGAACAGTTTCGCTAGAAACGAAGCAATAGGAAGTAATAACACATTGTCTTCAGGTTCATCAGATAATTTAAGATATGAGATTACAAATGTAAATCTTAAAAAAGGTACAATTACATTAGTAATTAGAACAGGTGATGATACAGAAAAAAGAAAACAGGTATTAGAAACTTGGAATAATGTTTCTTTTGACCCGAAAACTCCTAATTATATTGAAAAAATAATAGGAAGTCAATATCATCAATTAGTAACTGACTCTGATGGTACGGCTTACATTCAACCAAAAGGTGACTATCCACAACAATCTAAATATGTGAGAGTTGCGAAAGTAAATCAATTACCTGATTATTTAAATGAAAATGGTGAGGTATCTACAGCTTATGCAAATTCAAGTAGTTTTTTCCCATCAGTTGGAAGTGGTTCACTTCACGGAGCATTTGGTGGTGGTTCTGATGGAACTGCTGGAGTAGGTGGTACGAGATACGATGGTGGAAACATCACAGCTAAATTCTATGATGATATAAATTCATCTAATAACCAACACATACAAGGATTTGATATTTCAAGTCTAGGAAACGACAATGGTGGAACTGCATACAACGACGCATTAAAACTATTATCAAATCAAGATGAATATGATATGAATCTACTTATGTTACCAGGTGTAACTAATGATGGTGGTTCGGCTATTATCAATAAAGCTATTACGACTTGTGAGGAAAGAGGTGATTGTTTTGTAATCGCTGATCCAGTTGGATATGGAGCAGTACAATCAGTCGCTATAACACAGGCTGAGTCATACGATTCAAATTACGCAGCTATGTATTGGCCTTGGGTACAAGTACAAGATAATAATCTTGGTAGAAATGTATGGGTACCGCCATCAGTAGTATTAGGTGGAATCTACGCATTCAATGATAAAGTAGCTCATCCATGGTTTGCACCAGCTGGTTTAAATCGTGGTGGAATTGATACAGCTATTCAAGCTGAAAGAAAATTAACTCATGGAAACAGAGATACAATGTATGAGTCTAATTTGAATCCAATAGCTACATTCCCAGGACAAGGGGTGACTGTATTTGGACAAAAAACATTACAGAAAAAATCATCAGCTCTTGATAGAGTAAATGTTAGAAGGTTAATGATTAGAGTTAAGAAATTCATTGCAGCTTCTTCAAGATTCCTTGTTTTTGAACAAAACAATGTACAAACAAGAAGAAGATTCTTAAATATAGCTAATCCGTTTTTAGAGCAAGTACAATCTAATAGTGGTTTAAATGCATTTAAGATAGTAATGGATGATACAAATAATACTCCAGATGTTGTAGATAGAAATATTCTATTCGGTCAGATATTTTTACAACCTACAAAAACAGCTGAGTTTATTGTATTAGACTTTACAATACAACCTACAGGAGCAACATTTCCTGAATAATTAGGAAAAAATAAATAGAAAAAATAAAGAGGCAGTAGAAATATTGCCTCTTTTTTTTGCTTTGTATGATATTTATATATGAAAATATGTAACAAGTTTATTGTAGTTACTAAATAGGAGAAAAATAATGGCTGAATTGTTAAGCGCAAATGATATAATGTTTACACCATTTGAACCTAAAACACAAAATAGGTTTGTATTTAATATCGATGGTATTCCGGCATATACTATAAAAGCTGGTAATAGACCAACAATTACATTTGAAGAGGTAGCTCTATCACATTTAAATGTAAAACGATATGTTAAGGGTAGAGGTGAATGGCAAACTTTAGATATAACATTATATGATCCAATAGTTCCATCCGCAGCCCAAGCAGTTATGGAGTGGGTAAGATTACATCACGAATCAGTAACTGGTAGAGACGGGTATTCAGATTTTTATAAGAAAGATATTAATTGTCAATTACTAGGACCTGTAGGTGATATAGTAGAAGAGTGGACATTGAAAGGTGCAATGATTCAATCCGCTAACTTTGGTGCATTATCTTTTGATGCGAGTGACCCTGTTGATATAACACTCACATTAAGATATGACTACGCTATACTTCAATTCTAAATTAAATTGATATGATACGATATAAAAACCCTTGGAAAAAAAATTCAAGGGTTTTTTTATTTTGTATATATTTATATATGAATAAGTTATGAGGTTTTATGAAAAGTTTTAAAGAAATTATAGAAAAGGTTTTACATCACGAAGGTGGCTATGTAAACGACCCTAAAGATTTAGGTGGTGAAACAAAATATGGCATCACTAAAAGGTTTTATCCAGATGTTGATATTAAAAATTTAACAATCGAACAAGCAGTAGAAATCTATAAAAAAGATTATTGGGATAAAAACAAAGTTGAATCCTTACCACAGAATTTATGGCATATCTATTTTGATATGTGTGTGAATATGGGTAAGAGAACTGCAGTCAAAGTTCTACAGCGAGCAGCTGTTAACAAAGGTAGAGATATAGAAGTTGATGGTGGTTTAGGACCTATGACAATCGGAGCTCTTAAAGGTGTCGAGTTAGACAGAGTTAGAGCATTCCGTGTAAAGTATTATGTAGATTTAATAACCGCTAAACCAGAACAAGAAAAATTTTATTTAGGGTGGTTTAGACGAGCATTGGAGGTATAAAATGTCAGAAGAA